CGCGTCTACAAAATACATTGGTCAATGAAGCCAAAATTTCTACCGGCTGGCAAGAGCTCGATGATTTGATTGGTGGTGGCTTGGGTCGACAAGAACTGATTATGTTTGCTGCTAACTCTGGTGGCGGTAAATCCATGACGATGTTGAACCTCGCAAAGAATTTGCTGGCTCAGGGACTAAATGGGGTTTATATTTCCCTAGAAATGGCCGAAGGTTCCGTTTCTAAGCGCCTTGATTCCATGATCAGCATGATCGGGCAAGATGCTCTACTGAAAGAGATTCATAAAGTTGCAGCGTCTATTCAAAACGCGTCTAAGAAAATGGGGCAGTTTTTCATTAAGCGCATGCCTGAAGATCGAACCAATGCAAACACCATTCGATCCTATTTGCAGCAACTTGTACAGACTACCGGGATTGAAATCGACTTTATTGTGGTGGACTATCTGGATATTCTTGGGACAAGCTTGAATGTGTCCCTAGATAACATGTTTATCAAGGATAAGTATGTTGCGACAGAGCTTCGTAGTCTTGGTTTCGACTATAACGCTATTATTATCAGTGCCTCGCAGCTTGGACGTTCTGCAATCGATGCAGAAAAACAGACTCAGGCTCATATTCAAGGCGGCATTAGTAAGATTAACACCTCTGATAACACGATCGGTATTAAGCAGGATGATCTTATGCGAGCAGCTGGTGAAATTGCATTTACCGGCATTAAAACCCGTAATGCACCAGGAACGGGAATTACAAAGCTTTTGGCATGGGATCCAGTTTCACTGAACATATCTTCACTAAAATCTACTGCTAAAAACCTAACGTTGAAACAGCCGTTTAGAAAAATGAATGATGCCAATCCGTTATTTGAAAAAACTTCCATCTCTGATGGGTCAGAAAATAAGGGCATTATGGGATTGATGAACGCTTGATGACTTCTTTTGCGATGTGTTATAAATAATTAATCTACCACATCGCAAAAGAACACAAGCATGCCAACACCCCAAACTCTACTACAAGAGGGGATAGCACATCTAGAAGATTTGCCAGTCCAACGGTTTATAAAGACCGTAGAAACTCTTAAAGACAAAATCATTACTGAAAAACTTGATGGGTCAAATCTGTGGGTCGGATTTGACCCTAAAGGCTTTTTCACTTCCAGAGAAGGCAAGTCTTCAAAAACAGCAAGGTTTTATAACGTTTCTGATTATGCTCCTGTTGCAGCATATAACGGATTTAGGGCTGCTCATTTGGCACTCGAGTCTGTTAAAGCTGAGATTATGCAGGAACTGGATGAAGAAGATCTTATTGAAGTCGAAATCATGTTTGGTAGACAGCCAAACACGGTTACATATGGGGTCGATGACAAAAACTTTATTGTCATGTTGCGCCCCGTTAATGGCGATGCCGATGAAAGATTTGAGAAGCTTAGTAGAAAGCTAAATAAGAAAACCGTAAATGTCACATCAACAGTTATCAGTTCAAATGATGGTGAAAGCCTGCAAACACAAGATGTCGGCATGGAATGGCAATTTGTTGAAGTTGCTCCAATTAACTTAAAACATCTTGATTTGCAGCAAGTAGAAAGAATGCTGTCATCGTTAAAGAAGTTCTTAAGCGATAAGAACACGAAATTGCGAAACAAAACCAACGGTGACGTTTCCGATATTAATCTTGGCACTATAGGAAAAGCTGATCGTGAAACGGTCAAGGCTGAACGCCAAAGAATTAATGATTACATTCTTTCCAAATTCAAGAAGCCTATTAAAGATCTTCTTCTTAGTACTTTAGTTCACAAAATCAAACCCGCACTGCAAGCTAAAGAGTTGCACCCTGATGAAGATCTTGGCGTAGAAGGCGTTGTCATCCGTGATCCCGAAAGCGGCGACCAAACCAAACTGGTGGACAAGGACACGTTTACCGCCATCAATGCATTCAACAGCTCAGTAAGAAACTCTATTTCTGGGCCGATACGCACTGCAGATCAAGATGCTCCTATTGATGATAGGGGCGGCATTTTGGGGCAATCAAAAATTAGAATTGCTACATTGCTCGGTGCTAAGGAACTTGCAGTAAATTCAACTGCTAAAAAATTTATTCAAAAGCTGAAAGCTGATAGTGTGGAATCTACTGCTAAAGAACTTGCTGATAGCCTAAATATTGGCAGTTTGCAATCAGTCAAGGCAAAGATTTTAGCCATACTGAATTCAACAGATGATGATATAGAGACCGAACTGCAAAAATTTAAATCATCAGTTTCAGACATTAAACTTAGCCTTAAATCTGGCAAACAAATTGGTATGAGCCCAGAAGTTGTTGGTCGCACATTAACTTCATTTGCAGAAACAAAAGCTGACGTAGCCAAACTGAAAAAGGCCGTTTCAGCAAGTTCAACAACAGAAGAGCTTGTGCAAGCATTATATGGGCGTGCACTACAATCGCTTTTTAAAGAGGATACTATGAAATTTAATTTACTTCGCAAAGTCAATGAAGAGGGAGAAGGCGGAGAAGCTGGCGCTGCTCCAGTTGAAGCACAGATGGCAACAGCCAGTTCATCTTCTGCCATTGCCCCATTGGAGAAACGCATTTTCAAGGGGTCAAAACCTATTATGCGTAAGGTTAGAAAGTTTCAAAAAGCTGCTAAGTTTTCAAGTGGCGGAATGTTTTCTAATAAAGTGAAGGAAGACACTTCATCTTTTGACAAAATCAAATTTGCCAAAGATGTTGATGATAGCACTATTGCTGTTAAGGATCCGGAATTTAAAACTTTACGCAATAACATTACAGTAAATGACGCTAATTCACAATCGGCCATTAGTGATTATTTACAAAAAGCTCATGAAATAAATGATGAGGTGGATAGTGTCGCATTCGGAATGGAAAACAGCGATGGCAGCATTATTAAAGTCTGGGTGAATGCGGAACATGCTGACGACTTTGAAAAATCTTTGGCAGAATTGCTTGGCAAAGAGGATGATGCAGAAAAAGTGATCAATGATTTGGCTGATGACTACGACATTATCGATGTCGAGTGGCCAAAAGCTGATGAGCCAGAATCTACGGATATGGAACCAGAAAATGATGATGCTCTAGAGTTCTCTGACGATCAGGAAGGTGGCGAAGCCGATGTTGCCCTAGATGATACTGACAAACTCGATGATACGGAGGTTGAAGGTGATGAAGAACCAAGTAGTGCCGAAGAAACTCCTGATGCTGAAGAGTCTGATACTGAAGGGGCTGAAGGTACCGCAAAATCCGACGAAGATGAACCAGAAATCTTTTTGGGCACGAAGTCTGATGAAGAGGAAGAGGAAGAGGAAGAGGTTCAAGACGAAGAACCGCCAGAACCGCCAGAACCCACAGATGAAGTAGAAGATGAAGCTGCAGACGAGCAGGCTGATGACGAACAAGATGAGCTTGATGACGAACAAGACGAAGATGAGTTGATTGACCCAGAACAGAAACCCAAAAAGAAAAAACAAGACAAGGAGAATACCGTGGAATCATATGGCGAGAAATTCAAACAGAAGCTTCTGACAGAGGCCAAAAAGAAAAAAGAAGATGCACCAGCATCTAAACCGGCTGCAAAAAATGTGAAGGCCGTTAGTAATCTGGATTCAAAATCAAAAGAGCTTGCGTCGTCCTTCCCTGCTGCAGCAGATCAAGCAGTTATTTCGTTGGCGCTCTCCCTTGGCGCACCAGCAGGCGCTCTTGAATTGCATAAGACTGAATTGCGGGATGGTATTGTTCGCGCAAGCAAACTCTATCGCAAAAATAGCACATTTAAAATGTGGGTTACCAAACTGTCTAACGCACTTGACGCATTCTCAGGCGCTGTAACCGAACAAACAAATTTCGGCAAACAATTGTCTGGAAAATATCAGCAAGAAGTGTTTGATGTTATGATTGCATTGGGGTTGCCAGAATCTGTTACAACTACAGCTGCGCGCGCTTTGAAAGCCGGGATCAAGTCTTCAGCTAGTGTCATTTCAGATGATAGCGAGATCCGCTTATTTTTCTCATCAATGGCAGAGCAACTCGGGGTTTCAACTTCTGGTTCAAAAGCTAAAGTCACCGAAGCCGTTGATGAAGACGGCGCAGGTGAAATCATTATGCGCTTGTTGCAAGCAATCGGTATTGAGGTTGAGCAAAACACTTCGGTATTCCATCAGATGAATAAACCTGACGTTCGCCGCGCATTGCTAAAACTTTCAACAAGTGGAATTCTAAAATCTAGATTGGGTGCTATTGTGCATTCTATTGAAGAAAAAACCATTATTTTCCCATCCAAACGTACTAATAGTGAAATTTAATTATCCAGATATTTCTTCCGCAGAAGTTTCAGGTCTTCGGGTGTATG